TTTATGAACATCGTCAACAGTACTAATGACATGGACGTCTGGGTGCTTTGGAAAGTGGGAAAGATCGGCTCCGTATTGCGCTTTCATCCCTGCCAATGTATTACCTTCGTAGGCGGTATGAACGGCTACACCGAATTTAGATGTAGCAATCTTCTTACCTTCTGCAGAACTATGCGGTGCAGAATAAGTAAGTGTATTAGGTTTAAAGTGATACTTACCCCCTTCATTTACAATGTCACCATGGGGGTTAGTTTTAGATTGGATACCTGAATGCATTACGTCACCCTGGTATACACCTGTCTTAGGTGTTACTTTAGGTAGATGTACTAATGCTGTTTTTAATTTCTGAGCCAGACCTGGGACATGACCGTGATTTTTTTCAACGTCTTCTGGGGTATAGTTTAACTTAGGGTCTTTGTTAAACACCGACTTGGATGCCACAAAGAAAGCACCTGTCTCTGGATGATGACCGAATACAATAGAAGGTGAACCATCATACTTAGTTGCAATCTTAGTTTTGTTCTTCTTACCGTTAATTTGATCTTTAACGTCTTCTAAGTTATGATAGGCGTGAGCAAAGCCATCCATACCATCATTGATAACATGGTCTTCAGCATGCTCTAAATGGGTTAGTTTTTCTTCTGAAGCTTCAGCAAGATATAAGTTAAATTGCATCATTTATATTTTTGCAAATCTTGTTTAGATAATGCACCAAAAAGTTTAGTAAAATCATTTGTTTTATCTAATGAGTAGGGAGAGCTTACCTTACCGTTTAACCGACCCTGAGCTCTAATACTACCTGACGCTACATTAGTTTTAACTGCTGCGACATATGATGAACCCGATCTGCCTAATCTAAGTTCAACATTAAACTTCGAACTTAATTGCGGGACTGGTAAGCTCAAAGGATTACGTTTAAGGTAAAACAACCCAGCATTTCCCATCTGAATATAAAAACAATTCTTATGTTCATAGTGATCGTATAAGAAGTCAATATCTGTTTCTATAATAGTATTAAGCGGTACAAGTAATCGAGCTTTTGTAATTGCCTCCCAAGTAGCTTTAGATGCTCTAAGAGGTAGACCTGTTACGTCTTTACTTAGCCCCGGTAAGTCGTTTTTTTTAGCAAAATTTAAAACATCTACAACATTCTTCTTTTTAGCATTTAATAACTTAATAATAGTTTTCTCAATATCAGCATCCATTTCAGTTTTAGCTGATTTATAAAAATTACTAGTTTTAATATCAAAGTTAAAAGAGCCTCCACCCATTTGAGCTTTTGAGTCTTGTTTAATCTCAATATTAACTGGAGTACCAAAAATTACTAACTGCAAATCAGGCTCATTTGCAGCAAACGCAGCCGTAGATGTACCTTGTTTAATTGCAATATTTGGTAGTAATTTAATCTGTGGTTTTAAAGCGCTCAATACTCTATTCTCGTACGCTACACCACCTGCTCCTACGGTCATTATAGTTCCTTTTATTTTATTATATTTATACAATAAAAAACCACCTGCTAGGGGGGGGTTAATCAAATACTTTGTAAGTATTACTTCACTTTGTGCCCAGCAGCCTCAACGTCCATTGGGTGAGCGTAAAAGTGTGTCGCATTCTTCTTTAACGTATCTTGAGTTGAAGGACTACGATCACTCGAGGCGCGATCACCTTTAAAAGTACCCATAGAGCTAGAAGTGTTACCTTTACTTCCACCGGACCGAGCTTGCAGTTGATCTAGTGTTTCTCTCTTGCCTCTATACCGAGTACGTACACCAGGATACTGCTTCTTAAACTCAGCATGATGTTCGATTGGTATTTTATTCATGGGATGACTTTTGTCACCAAGAGTAATATTTGTGTTTTTTGCGTCCAGAGCTTCACTAATCATATCTTTTACAAACTGTAATTCTTCATCATAAGCTTCATTAAGCGGATTTGTAGATGTTCCACGTGATAAAAATTCAGATGCGGCTTCTATAAGATTACTTTTTTGGTCCATATTAACTCCAGGGAATATTATGGATTATTTATATAAAATCAGATCTTCAAGTAATGGTTAATGATCTTATCCTTAATCATATCAGGAATACTTAGATATGGCCATTCTAATTCATAAGGACAACCTAAAGTATCCCATTTACGGTTAATTAAGAAATTACGATACTGTTCAACATGCTTCTTGTCATCAGGGCTAAATCGAATACGTTGCCGTTGTACTTGCGCTAGAACGTTCATTCTTCTGTCACCGTATCATAATTAACTACGTAAATCATTTTTTCTCCCATCCAAGGCGATCCGGTTTCAGCTTGATATGAAGTACCATCACCATGACCTTTTTCCAAGGCTGTATTCATTCTATGAAATTCTTCGTAAGTAATTTCTTTTGTAGTTAGAATACGTTCACCAAGATCCATCTGGCTAAATTCATCAGCTTCAGACATGGTAACGGTATCGGCGGCATGCTCGGCCTCTTTACATTCGATCACATATCTGGTACGAAACATCTGAATAGCATCTACAACAAATAAAGGCATAACGACTCCATAATAAATTAATGCCGGTTACGATTTCCGGCGTCTCTTATGAGAGACCGTTCAAGTCACTTAGTTAAAAACTGAGCTACCAGCTGCAGCGTAGGCAGCGGCAATCATACGACGCGAGGGAGTTCCCAGGCGGTATGCAGTTTTACCATTCTTAGCAGTATTGCTATAGATGGAATAACCTTGTGCGCGCAACTCGGCAACGCGAGCGGACACAGAGGTTTCTGTAGTACTAAACAAACCTGCCATTTGACCGGCGGTGAATTGACGGCCATGTGACAAAGTTTTAAGTACACTTTTTTGCAAAGACATAATTTTTCCTTAATATAGAAATGCCCCACCATTAAAAAAGTTACGAGGGCGGCGGTCTTTCCCTCGTAACAGAGAATTAAGCTTCAGCTAGTTCTTTAATTGACTCAAGTTCTAGATCGACTATTTCCTCTTTCACAGCCTCAATTATAGGCTGTTTCACGGATTTAATCAACTCTTTCTTTCCCAGAATATCAATAATATCTGATGCATAAGTTGCGAACTGATCTTGATCCAGAAGAAACTGACATGCTTCTGGCTTAGTCATGGGCTTAGGAAGCTCAATCAAATCGATATCCGTATCTCCCTGCTTCTGCAAGTTCTTAATTCGAAGAACCTTATCAGAACAGAAACGAACCTTTATCACCCCTTCGTTACGAGAAACACCTGCTACTGTAAACATATCAATACCTTTCATAATATAAAAAAAATACTATCAGACACCTAGGCCTTGGCCTGCCATTAGATAGTTGGTTACCTTGGTAACCATTACATCCTTAGACGTTGCTCGATCTAACTCGTAGATGAACTTATCTTTGGTTGTACGTTTACCTGAGGACTCTTCAATCAGACTTTTGCAAGTAACTCGAAAACCTTCGAGGGTTGCTGCCTGATACTGACTAAACAAAAATTTCATACCATCTTCACCTACTGTATCCTGTTTTACACGAGCTCGTGAATTAGATTGAGTCATAATTTTTTCCTTTAAACATATGTTATTATATGCTATTTCGGTGTTACTGGCAACTTCTGGATGGTCGTTACGTCATAAAAAAAGAGCCTTACGGCTCTTCTTCTTCCAGTTCCTCTGCATCGAGCAGACCTCTATCGATTAAATCTAATACAATATCCACCATACCTTCACTTCTCCCCTGTCTGTAACAAGCGTAACAGGCAACAAGCATGAGAGCTATCTGAAGTAGATCACCTACAGTTAGAACAACATCATTCATCTAAACCCCTCAGATTATACTGTAACATGCGGCAACCATTGAAATGTTTTCTTTAGAAGCCGATTCTTTATCTTTGACCAATCGTCGCCCTTAAAAGTCTTTTTGTAGTAATTATATGACCAAACCTTCCTTCTTGAATCTATAGTCTTAAGTATTTCATACGGGTTTTTGCTAGGATAAGAATACTTGATTTCCATCGCTATATCATGACCATAAGCGTCGATTTCATCTATATCAGAAAGATACTCTTTTTCTTCTGATATAGATCCCGTTAGATTACGAAAGTCTATAGTACAAGGTTGCCCATCTGACTCCCTATTTTGCCATTGCAGTTGATGAATAGTTTCGTGTTGGCAGACTTGAGACACAGCAAATTTAAACTCTCTCCAGTTTTTCTCAGAGATAGAAAAGTGCTTGGTTTCTTTAGGGAAATTGAGTATGATATATTTAACATCTTCCTCCATGTCATAGAGACCGGAGACAGAGATATCTGCAGGACCGTAATCATCAAAAGTTTCAAATCTGAACTTAAACGGTATTTCGGCTTTCTTGTAACCTCGGGTTAAAGTACCAGCTATTTGGTAATAAGTAAGGCGCCCTAAAAGTTTAGATTTTTTACCTTCTAATACTTCATCTATTGCTGGTGCAAGATACATAAGGCCTCCTTTTATTTTATTTATACCTTTATGCTGGAGAAATCCTTTGTCTTAAATACTTTAGACATACCAAAATTGCTATTCTCGTTATCACCTTGACCAGAATCAGCTAAGTTACTCTGCGCAATATCTTCTAGGTCATAGAGTCGCATTTTCGCACGATCAATACCAATCATAAACCGCTTATATAATGTTGGATCATTATACCGGTTTTTTAGCTGCTTAACCATGATCTGATTGAGACCTTCGAGCTCTTCTGTACTTATTAAGGCAAACATAAAATCTGCCGTGGCGGGTAATCCGAAGGATTCGGACGTATCGGTCAACTCCACATCTGTATTCGAGAAACCCGAACGCGTAGTTTGTGTAGCGGAGACGATAGGTAAATTAAATTCTACAGCTAGACCTCTCAACTCTTCAGCAATGGCTTTGATATATGTATAAGAATTAACACCTCCCCCGGGCTTGAAGCGAGAAGAGGAGCATATATTAAGATAGTCAACGAATATAATATCCGGCTTAAAGGTACGCTTTAGACTCAATTCACTCAGCAAAGCCTTAAAGTGACCTACATGCGCAGAAGCAGTGGGGTATTCTTTTATAATTAACTTACCATGAATCTTACCGTTCAGTTTAGTAATTCTGCTTTCAAACATAGTCTTAGGTATGTTCTTTAGCTGATCAATATTCACGTTAAGTAAGTTAGCATCGATACGTTCTGCGATACGCTCCTCAGCCATTTCCAGCGTAATATACAGAACATTTTTACCATGACCAATACACCCGGCGGCCATATGACACATAAACAAGGATTTACCAACCCCAGTGCCTGCAATAGCAATATTGAGAGTCTTAGTAGGAATCCCGCCCTGCGTAATCTTATTAAAGAAATCTAAGTCGAAAGGGATTCTAGTTTCAGCCCTATTATAGAAATCAAACCTAGAGCTGGCATCTTCAAAATAATCATGCCCCACTGATGCATCAAAACATACACCCAGCGCGTCCTGCAATAGAGAGGGAATACCATCTTTAGATATATTCTTATCCCTACCCTCCATGATACCAATCGATTGAAGAATGGCATTATAGACGGCTTTATCCTTACAAAACTTTTCAGTCTCATCTAACAGCCAGTCTTGATTTGGCTGCTCAAATACTTCTAACTCTTTTAATAAGTTACCAGTCTCTTTAAACGTACCCTCGGATAAATTAGAATTCTGTAACGTTATACCTAGCGCTTCTGTAGTTGGCGATTTATTATACTTAACTACAAAATCATTGATTACTTTATAGATCGTTCTTTCGCTTTCATCTGTAAAGTACTCAGTCTTTACAAACGGAAGAACCTTCCGCATATAATTTTCATTATGTACTAGATTCCGTAGTATCGTAATCTCTAGTCTGTTTGAGGTCATCAATTGCTTCTCTTAAAATATCGTTAATAATTATATCCATGACAACTTTAAACTTATCACTCTTAATATCTTCATCCGTTATCAACTCGGACTTGTGTACTATATGATAGTCAAGAGAAAGTTCATTCTTACCTTCTTCAGGCCAATCTAACTTTTCTATCTGAACCGTTACCCCTTTAAACTCACCATCGATAATTTCAAAGCCCCAATCCTTCTCGCCTACAAACCAGGGCTTAAATAAATCATTACGTAGCATCTGCATACTCCTCGTCTATTTCTAGATCAGTTAAAATAGCACCATTAGAAACCTGATACGTATCTTTCACCCAGTCATGAAATGACTTAGTTGTAAGGATCGGTATCCAGAACTCTTTCGTATCCGTATCCTTAATACGAAACTTCTTTTCTTCAATCTCACCAGTCTCTTTATCAACCCGTGAATACCAACCATTGCTCGGCTTAACCACATGACCGGATTCAATAGCCATGTCTAGTAAACCTGACCACCGACTAATACCACCATCATGCTTTACAGTAACAGGGATCTTAGACTTCTCTCTTACGTAACGAGATTTCTCTACATTAATAATAAAGTTATAACCAACAACCTCTGTACCCTCTTTTTCTTGCTGACGACCAAGAATAAAGATATTATCGGCAGAGTAATAAGACCCAGTACCACCACCTACAACATCCTTAGAATATAATTCCATAGTCTTATAGGTATGGTTAACTACAACCATAGGAATATCTTTCAACGAGAGATGAGGAGTTACCATTCGGAACAAAGATTTAATCTGCTTTGCACGAGACATATCTGCAACAGATTTACCCTCTAGAGCATCTTCAACTTCTTTCTTAGAAGCAAGATTACCAATCGAGTCGACAATAATGATCAGATGATCGCTACGCTCAACGCCCTCAAGCTGAGTCATAATATCAAACTTAAGCTGCTCAATATTAGTCAACGGAGTATGAAGGACCCTCTTAGAGTCAATACCAAAAGAGTCAAAGTAGGACTGAGGAGTACCGAATTCAGAATCATAAAAGAGTAGACAAGCATCAGGATACTTATCTAGATACGACTTCGCCATTAGTAACGAGAACGCAGTCTTAAAATGCTTAGAAGGCCCAGCCCACATAGTTAGACCAGGCGTTAGCCCCCCATCCAGTTTACCTGACAATGCAATATTGATTGCAGGTATAGAGGTAGGGATCATATCTTTCTTCTGAAAGAACTTTGAATCGGCTAAGATAGCCGTATCCTTAATCGTAGAGTTTTTCTTAATTTTATCAA